TTTGATACTGATGCTCGTGTTGATGACACCTTCGCTGGTACATTCCCGAGTGCTTTCGCCGGTGATGTAACTACAGAGGCTTCTTCATTTGATCCTCGTATGGTCGGTGCTCAAACATCTGCATTCACTGGTGTAACTGGTACGGCTGTTGGCGATGATTCATTGAATTATCTTAACACATCTGCGGCAATCACGGCAAATCCAACTGCACCTTCTGTACAAGTTGCTAGAGGCACTACACTCACTGCTACTAACGGTGAAGATCAGACAGCTGTATATACTAAGAACTTTAATCCAACAAATCGTATTCTCGGTGTTGGCGCTCCTAACACGCCTGCTGTTCAGTTTGCTGACATTGTTCATGGTACATATCCTACGGTAAGCTTCGGCCTCGAACGTAAGGAAGTTGTTGCTAAGACACGTAAACTTGGCGCCCACTGGTCACCAGAGCTTGCCGAAGATATGGAAGTCATGCATAACATCGACGTTGAGACAGAGCTTGTCAACATCCTCTCTTACGAGATCGGCGCGGCAATTGACCGTCAGATTCTCACAGAGATGATCAAACTTGCTACACTCAACTCAATCGAATCAATTGATGCAGAAAGCATCTACGGTTGGGATCAGGCTTCACGTATTATCGCTCTTCTGTCAAAGGTCAATCAGATTGCTAACCAGATCGCAATTGACACAAGACGTGGCGCTGGTAACTTCGTTGTTGCTTCACCTAAGGTTTGCTCACTTCTCACAATGCTTGGTGTTTCTAAGTTCACAGCGAACGGTGAGACAATGCCTTCAGTTCCTGCTTCAGCGGTTGGCGCCCTTCAGAAGGTCGGCCTGATCAATGACGGTCAGCAACTCTTGATCCGCGACACCTTCGCACGAGTCGACTACTTCATGGTTGGTTACAAGGGTACACATCCGGGGGACGCGGGAATAATTTATGCTCCTTACATTCCTGTACAGCTCTCTAAAGTTATGCGGCCTGACACGTTTACGCCGCAGCTCGCAGCACGTACGCGCTATGGGATAGTAGCGAATCCGTTGGATGGACGATTCTACTACAAGCTAGTAATAATCAACAACGTCGATTCATTGTTCATGGGTGCTAAAAATCAGGCCTAATCAACACTGAATCCTCACCTAGAAACTAGGTGAATTTATCGAAATAAGCATGCAGCAATGCATGCTTATTTTTTGCTTTGAAACCGCCCGCTTGTTATTTGAAAAAGGTCTTACATTAATGAAACATATGGCAAAACTTACTTGCGTCAATTTAAAAATATCTGACAGATTTGAAGATATTAAGCCGTAAACGAAGTAAATATGATTGTTTGATTACATTAACAACTTAAAAGAAAACAAAACTATGGGCACACTCAACAATTTTATCTCTACAATTAACAAATACGGTGTAAGAACCAGCAATTTGTTTGCTCTCAAAGTGTCATTTCCTAACACCACGATGCAGGCAATGAGCAACTACAGTGCAAGTACGAAGGTACCTTGGAACAAACTGGCTAATGAACTGAACAACAACCTGTTCTGCTTCGGTCAAGGTTTTACTGTTCCATCTCGCAATATTTCTTATGCAGACGTGTCATTTCAGGGTTATCAGGTGCCAATTCCGACCGTTTTAAAATTCGGAAATGAGCACGACATGACGTTCAATGATGATTTGTCTGGCTCTTTGCGGGCTATTTTCACACTATGGCAAAACGCTACGATCAACGGCAACGTTGAAGATGGCAATTTTGAAGGCAATCGCTTCACTGGCAATCCATTGACGACTTACACAGCAGATCTCAAAGTTTACCTGTTGACTAATGAGTATGATCCGTCAGCGGTCAATCGCACGGCATTTGGTGAAAAGAATGTTGGTTATGAACTTAAAGGCGTAACTGTAGCAAATATCGGCGAAACTACACTTAGCAACACCGAGGCGGGGATCGCAACGCTGCCTATCAAATTTAGATCACAATATTGGCAGATGTTCACATTTGATCCAAGTGAAATTGATGGCTTAGCCGGTCGGCGCAACTCAGGTATTATCAATCAACTAATTTAAGCAATAATATTAAATATGATTGCTAACACAAACCAAAAGGTGTTCAACTTAATTGTTGAAACTAATCCAGCTAAAGTCATAACTAAGACTAAGTCTTCTAACTTGTCAGACGCTATTATCTTAGGCGGCATTTTCATGGAAGCCAACAAGAAAAATAGTAATGGTCGAATGTATGACTTAGACAATTTAGTTGAAGCTGTAAAAGAGTTTACACCTATTATTGAAGCCGGTAGAGCTTTAGCAGAATTAGAACATCCTGATTCTACGGTGATTAACCCTGATCGTGCATGTGCTCGCATTACATCAATCAAACAAAAGGGTAATCAATTCTTAGGTGAAGCGGTTGTTTTAGCGGCAAATCCAGAAAAAGGCATACTCGGCACACCCTGTGGAAGTTTATTGGCATCGTTGTTGCAATATGGAACACAAGTTGGTTGGTCTAGTCGTGGTTTAGGTGAACTTGACAATGATGGTGTTGTTAAAGACTTCCACTTAGTGACTGTTGATTGCGTCTTAGATCCATCAATCGGTTACATGGCTAATAGCAACGCAACACGATTTGTTGATGGCGTTTTGGAATCAGCTGAATTTGTTGTTAGCAACCATAAGTCAACCGAGGTAATTTTTGAAAAATTCCAGAAAAACATAGCTAAGCTACCAAAAAACACTACAGCTAAACAGGATAAAATTACTAAGGCTTTGCAATTATTTTTAACAACTATATCTAACTAATAAATGGAACCTTCAAGTGATACTATAGTGGACGTCGTGAAACATCTGCCGCCCGTTACTCTGACTGACCAGGATTCATCACAGATGAACCCTAACCAATCTGATGTGTCATTGAAAGGCGATCACAACACGGTTACCCTGCAATCTTCAGCAAATGACATGCAGAAAAAAACATCTTCTACATTGACAATAATATTGTTTGTAATAATTATAGGTATGAATGTGTACAATATTATACAAGATAATTCAAACAAGTCTTTAGCGGATGTACAACAACAACATAATAGATTGTTATTAGAAGCAAAATCATATACTGATATAGCTATTGCGCAGTCACTTAGTGAAGTCAAACATGAAATGATAAAGAGTGTAGTTCAATCACAAGATGGAAATAGATATATTATTCGTATTCAATTAATAAAAGATTTTGATCGGTATTTAATCGATGGTGTTAATACAATAAATCACCGAGACTTAGAAGCTCTACGTGAAGTTTACAAATACTATTTGTCAATAGGTGGCAATCATGATGTTCCACCTAGAGCATTTCAATTTGAACAAATGATTGCCAAAAAGCAAATAACTGTGGTTGACTAGCAGCGGTTTCATATAATATTTTAATGGCTAATCGCGATGACAGTCTAGCAACAGTTAAAAAACTTAGGGATTTAAATGAAGTAATCTCTAAGGAAGAGTTCATTCATCGTGTAAAAGAAATAAAGCATTGCAAAGAAGACATCATCTACTTTGCAGAAAAGTACTTTAGAATTGTTTCGCTCAAAGACGGTCTGACCATCATCAAAACATTTCCTAAACAGCGGGAAATGATCAACTTCATGAAAGACAACAAGCGTGTTGTCTGTCTTAGTAGTCGTCAAAGTGGCAAGACTACATCTTACACTGTGTATTGTCTGTGGACACTGTGCTTTTTTCCTGACAAAGCTATCATGATCGCGGCTAACAAAGCTGCTACAGCTATTGAAATTATGGGTCGAATTCGGCGTGCTTATGAGTACTTACCTGAGTGGTTGAAGCCGGCTGTTATGACATACAACAAGTCTGAAGTTGTGTACAGCAACAACTCTAAGATGCATGCATTTGCTACAGCATCTGATGCTTGTCGTGGTTTCTCTGCTAACATTGTTATACTCGACGAATTTTCTTGGGTTCCACAAAATGTAGCAAACTCATTCTTTGCTTCAGTGTATCCTGTAGTTTCTACTGATCCTAATTCGCACGTCATTGTCGTGTCTACTCCACATGGTACCGTCAACAATTTGTACTATGACCTTTGGCAGCAAGCAAACCAAGACAATGATCTAGATGATGAACATTGGAAGCCGTTCAGAATGGATTGGTGGGAAGTTCCGGATAGAGATGAAACGTGGAAGAAACGCCAGATAGCTGCTATCGGTATAGACCGATTTAGAACTGAGTTTGGAAATGAATTTATAGCGGGTGCTACTAGTAGATTGATGCCAGACTCGGTAATTGAGCAACAGCAGAAACTTCATCGAGACGGTCATATGTTGCATATCAAATCATTGTCAGGTAATACAGACTGGATAATTAGAATATATTATCGGTGTGAATTAGGCCATGTCTACGTAGCAGGTGCCGACATTGCAGAAGGTAGTGGCGGAGACTCTTCATGTTTGATCATATTAGACATAACAAACATACGAGACATCAAGGTTGCTGCTTTGTTTAGTTCTCCGACGATATCAATAACAGAATTTGCAGCACTTAGTGCACGATTGTTGAATGCTTACAATTTGCCATTACTGCTAGCTGAGAACAATGGCGTGGGTGCAGGCTACTTGTCAATGCTAAATGACACATACAAATATCCTAC